ATGGAAAAAGTAAGAGCAGTATGCAGTGATATTTATGAAGATGACCGCTTTGAAATTATAGAAAAAGCAAAGCAATCCATCATTAAGAGTACTAACATAGAATCAAGCCCAGATGAAATGAAAGTACTTGACAATATTCTCTACAGATGTTGGCAAATAGGATGGTTAGAGAAATATAACAATCCAATAGAAGTTAAGTTTACTAAACTTCCTAACTTAGCACCTAACCCAGAGAAAAAAGAAAGTTATATTGCTGACCCTAAAGGAGATTATATACCAAACCTATACTTCTTTGATGAGGGATGGCACGTTACATGGCTTCATAAAGATGATGGTGACAGTATATGTGATTTTGTTGGTGAAACAGCAACAGAAGCAATAGAGAAAGCATATAGTTTAATTAGAAGGATGATTAAATGACACAAGAAACACTAAAGCAAGCAAATACTCTTAATGAAGAGATAAAAGGTCTTAAAGCACAAAAGAGAGTTATAGAAGTTACTTCTGATACTGAGTTCAGTAAGGTAAATGGTTTATATTCCTCAATATCACAAGAAACCTGTCTCAAAATTAAGAATATCATACTTGATAACTTACAAGAACAGATTAACAGAAAGACTAAACAACTTGAAGCATTATAAGCACTATGGAAGAAAAAGAAGATACAATAGTCTATGAGTTTGAAGACTGTGATAATGGAAGCACTTTATGTGACCCCATAAATACAGGAATGAAAGAAGTAGCATTGTTTGGAAACACAAAAGACAAGGTGTATGATGATATTCGGAAAATGCTTGGTAAGTGGTTACATGAAGACATAAAGGCTTTCATGGATGAACAACTAACCTCAAAGGTAAAAATAACCATTAAATTTGAAAAGATAGATGATTAAAGCAAAAGAACACTATGGAAGATAATAAAGAAATTGACATCAAAGACCTAAGAGTTGGCGACCTCGTAAAGTGGAGGCTCAATATATTCAAGATAGATGAGATTAGTGATGAAGGCGCAGCATTTATTACCGACTATGTAGGGCGTTCGCTGGATGCCCCCTTAAGAGAGATTGAGCCAATAGAGATTACTGAAGACATACTACTCAATAATGGTTGGAAGAGGTTAGACGTATGCCCCGAAGATTTCACAAAATCGCACATCGTAAGAGAGGCGAATGGTGACATATATCTTATGGGTGGAGGTAAAATCACGGTTAAGCCTATCAAGTATGTTCACCAACTCCAGAATCTCTTGTGGGCGTTAGGAATGGACGATAAAATGACAATAAAAACAGAGTAACTATGGAAGATAATAAAGACTACCACATCGGCAAATACCAGTATGAGGAACTTGACAACGGAGCAGTTTTGCGTGACCTCGAAGAAAACTGGGCAAAAGCAGCACTGTATAGCAAATACGGCTTGCCGTCTGCTGAAACAATAAATAAAGATGATATTATCAGAATGATAGGAGAGTTCGTCTATGGTGACCTACAGGCGTTTCAAAACCTCATCATCACGAATAAAGTAAACATGACAATTAAATTCGAGAAAGCGGAATGAAAGTGATAATTTCCATCGTGAACCTAATAGGGCTAATTATAATGATATATAATTCTTTAGACTATCTTAATGATGTAGATAAACGTCTAAGTTACATATTCGTTGGAGCGTGGCTTTATTACTCTTCAAAGAGAGTTCTAAACATAAAATAACAAAACTATGATACAGTTACAAAGATGGCAAGATTTTGACCGCATAGTCATAACAAACGAACAGTACCACGGCAGCGTGCAAGTCAACATGCCCAATACTCCCGAAGCAAGGAAAGAGATAACAGATGGCTACGCTGACGCAATGATATATGCCCTATGGGTAGATGAAATATACCGAGGGCAAAAAGTAGGACTGCATTTGCTTGAAGCAGCAGAAGAACAAGCACGAAAGCATGGCGCAAAGACCGTAGCCTTGGAATGGGACAGGCGAGATACACCAGAATGGGTATTGGATTGGTACGAACGCTTAGGCTACGATGAAAAAGAGTTCGGCAGATATTCATCATTGCTTGTCAAAGTATTATGAGTTTTAACAATACAGAAACGCCACGCAAGCCTACAGGTAAGCCAAAATACATTGTACCTATGCGTCCGCACAACGGCACAGGAGCAATGGAGTATTACATGGAGGGAGAGGTAAAAAGAATGTTCTGTAAACTCTTCCCTATTCATTCCAACCGCAGGATAATGCTTTGGTTCGGTTTGTCCCACTCAACCGTACAGAAATTTGCACATAAGTTCGGAATAAAGAAGAATATGACCGCAGTCCGCAAGGAACTTGCACGTGACGTTAAGAAGATATGTGAAGCCAACGGTTATTATGACTCCATGCGTGGCAAAGCACCTTCAGAAGCGTGTATAGAAGCAATACGTAAGATGTTCGAGGAAGGTTACCATCCTCTGAAAGCATTGAAAGAGAAAAGTCCGCAAAAGTACAAAAACGTATTAAAGAAAAGGAGCGAGGAGCGAAAGACTCTTTTCCTTAAAGAAAAACGTAGACTATTATGGGGGTTGGAGCAAAAAACCAACCTTCGTGTAAAACTTTTCAAAATGACACGCACTGCGATGGGGCAAAAACACGCAATGATAAAGAAACACAACTATTTTGCAGACCCAGACCATTCTTCGTGGGTATGTTGGGACAGCGAAACAGACCGCTCGCCACGAATGGAGAAAACGGCTCAAAAACATGGTTTGAAAATTGTCGGAGGTTACTAATAAAAGGAATAAACAATGATAAAAGCAGATGATTTAAGGGAAATGACTGCGGATGCAATAAGCCAGCAATGCAAAGAGTCAATAAAGAAGATTGAAAATCTTATGTATCAAGCAGCCAATGGAGGACTTACAGAAATAGAGATAAATGATGTGAGTAAAAAAATAACAGACTTGGATAAAATAAAAATCTATCTAAGAATGAAAGGTTACTATTTCATTCATCTGGAATATGAAGATACATTAAAAATTGCATGGTAATATGAGGTATCACACATCGCCAACTTGCGAGCATTGCGTCTCGTATGACGGCAACAAGAACTATTGCAAGGAAAGAAGTTCAGATTATTTCGGGGGGGGGGCATTAGTCCCTTCCACCTCGCTTGCAACAAGTATATATCCGCTTTTCAAGCGTTTGCACCTGTAAAGAAAAAGAAATGGCACAAAGTGAAGACAATGGAGGATATGGATATACCAGGGGCAAGGTTGTATTAATAGAATGTAAGTATGCGTCTAACAGAAGAAAATAAAACGTTCATAAAGAAGCATTACAGTAATACTTCCGCTGTCGATATAGCCTCAACTATCGGTTGCAGTGCGAGGACAGTAAAGGAATGGGCTGACCGTCTTGGTGTAGTCCGCATGCATAACATGATTGATGCACTCGATGGAGGAAAGTTCCTACGTGATAATATATTCACTTCTAAGAAGAAAGATATAGCGAAATATTACGGTTGCACAACAGTAACCATCACTAAATATATTCGGGAACACGGAATAAATGACGCTTTACCCTCTTCGTTAGTCGCTAATGGCATTACATACAAGCGAGTCATGCCTAATGTTCATGTAAGTAGAGACGGTGGCGTGCTGCATAATGGCAAAGCGATAAAGGTAAACTGCCGCAATCATCCTAACGGAAGAAAGCAAACGGCTTATGTTAGTATAACAGAGAACGGAAAAACTGTTTATTATCAGTTGTCTCGCCTCATAGCAAAAGCGTGGCTTTGCAATTACAAAGAAGAGGATTATATACTCTACAAAGACGGTGATATACATAATGTGAAAGCCGAAAACCTTGTGCTGGCAGGAAAGAAGGAATATATCTCCTTTTTGCAGCGTAATAGCGGTTTTACAGGAATGGATATAGAACAAAGAAAAAGCAAGTTGTCGCTATTGATAGAGGAAGCGAATATCACCTTGCACTATCTAAAGACTGCCGACATAACACCGCTCAATAAGCACGTGGAGAAGTATCTCTACCCTACGTTAATGAGTTGGTGTAGAGATAAACTATTCTTGGGCGTTGATACCGTTATGAACGTTGTTCCTGAGTGCATAGCCAGACTTTATGAGGTTGTGATGAATGGTGCTTGTATATATAACTATGAACGTTATTGCAAGAAGATATTAATGAATTATAAAAAGAAAGGTACGTTTGGATATATAGCAAATGTGCCTAAACCTATACAAATTATTGTTGAACAATTAAATACTGATTGCCTATGGGAAAAGTACAAAGTGACAAAATTAAAACAGTAAATTCGCCTCGGAGGAGCGGTCGCAAGACCGTTCCCTCGTGGGACACCTATCAACAATAATTTCCCCAACAACAATATTTATGATATACGGATATTTAAGAGTCTCTTCAGACGAACAAGACGTAAACTCTCAGAAACAGGGAGTGGTAAAATTTGCTGAAGAGCATAATATGATCATTGATAAGTTTATCACCGATGAAGGCGTAAGCGGTGGTAAAGACCCCGACAAACGCAATCTTGGACCTCTTCTAAAACTCATCAACGAAGGTGATGTAATTATCTGTTCCGAAATAAGCCGCCTTGGGCGTGACTTGTATATGGTTATGGATATACTTCATTTCTGTATGGAACGGAAGGCTATTATATACACCGTTAAAGATAAGTTTGTCCTTGGTGATGACATCCAGAGCAAGGTACTTGCTTTTGCTTTTGGTCTGTCGGCAGAGATAGAGAGACAGATGATTCGTCAGCGCACCAAGGAAGGCTTGCGTCTGCGTGTTAAGATGGGAGTGCTGGTGGGGCGTCCGTGTGGTAGTTCGGCTGACACTCCACAAAAGATAAGCGAGGAAGATAAAAGTCTTCTTATAGAGCAATATAAATGGGGCGTACCTGAACGAAGACTGGCGGAGAACTTCAAGGTGGATAGAAACACCATTACATTCTGGCTGCACCGTTGGGGCATAAAATATTCCGTTTTTGTAGAGAGGCAGGAGAAAGCACGGAAACAAGAGAGCGCAGCCTTTGAATATGGCAAAGAACAAGCCACTGGCATAGACAGAGATAAACTGCGTGTACTGATTAATACAGATTTGACTATTCCACAGATAGCGGAAGCCTTCCCAGAATACACATACGAGCAGATATATGGGACTATACTTGTGGACAAAGAGTTTAACCCACTGTATAGAAAACATGGGCAGAAGAAAGTAAAAAAAATTAAGTAATGAGTGAAGAATTAGAAGAACTGATAAAGATAAGAACTTTACTTGAAGAGATACACAAAGAGATTACTCGCACCGAGGACGAAGTTCTAACAGTAGAGGACGTTATGCGTATAGTCAAGAGGTCGAAGAGTTGTATTTACAATCTGGTGCATAAGAAAGCGATTCCCTTCTACAGAACTAACGGGAAGTCTCTCTACTTCAAGAAAAGCGAGATTGAGCAATGGTTATACAAGAATCCGAATTACAAATATCAAAAATAAAATCACAAATATGGCTGAAATGAAATTTGATCACGACCTCTATCTGGCTACGCTTCGCACCGCAGACTCTGTAGGTATGAGCGTAGTCTCGGAGGACGATTTGGCTCGCTCCTTGGCGATACTCCATGTGGCAGGGAACAACGAAATGATGACGCACAGTTACAAGTTTATGGCGGAGGTTAAGTTCGCACAGGAGAAGTATCATATTCGGGGTGGAGAAAAGCCAGACAAAGACTTTTGCCGTCTTATCAAGGAATACATGAAGGAACTTGAAGACCATGAATATCTGCATAACACTTACCCTAAGTGGGCGTATGACTTTATGCAGAAGCGGTATGGAGTTAAACTGTTTTAAGTTTGATTAAGATTGAGTATTTTTACTTAAACGAAGTAGGTATATGATTACGATACGAATTAAAACATGGAAAGATTACAAGCACCAATTCCTTGAGTAGTTTAAAGAACCTCGAAGGGAGAAGTGTAAGGAATATGTCCGCTATTACGAGCAATTATCAAATCAATTATTCCAAAAGCAACTCGACAAATACTGTGCGTTGTACGGATACAAGGAGGAACAAAGAGAGGCACTCCTTAAAACGTTTGAGCACTGCTACAGAAAAGCACTAAAAGAAACAGAAGAACTCATTGACAGTTGTCAGCCTAAAGATTTGTTTTAATATGAAAATTAAATATCTGAAGAAATTAAGAAGACAGGCGGAACTTGCATTTGAGATACGTGACTACGGCGTACCAAAAGAGTGTGGGAAATGCAGATATGTCCTCTATGAAAGCGAACGTAAGAAGTTCGTCTCTAACGCCAATGATTTGCAATATATTAAAACTTTGCTGAGATGTTGCAAATACGATTATATCATGTGGAAATTAAGGAAGTTAAGGGGGAAATACAATAAACCGAGTAAGCATAGGAAGTATAAAATAATAAAAATAGACTAAAAATAAATATTCTGTATGAACGAAATTAAGATTTTTGAGAATACCCAGTTCGGGCAAATCCGTACCACAGGTACAAGTGATAAACCTTTGTTCTGTGCAATAGATATAGCACGTGCATTAAACTACTCCAATCCTGCGAAAGCAGTAATAGACCATTGTAAAGGGGTTACTATTTTGGAAACCCCTTCTAACGGTGGGGTGCAAAATACAAAGTTTATAGACGAAGGTAATATGTACCGTCTTGTTTTAAAATCAAAAGCACCACAGGCTGAAGCTTTCCAGGACTGGGTATGTGATGTAGTGCTTCCATCTATCCGCAAGACAGGTTCGTATTCTGCAACAAACCAACAGACAACAACATTGCAAGACAAACTGCAAGCAGCAGCATGGGCAGCGGAATTTCTAAAAATGAACAATGTTTCAAAACTTATGATGGCAAAAGCTATCATGGAGCCATTAGGACTTCCTACACCTGACTACGTAGAGTCAAAAGGAGTGCATTTGTCAGCACACGAGTTACTGAAGAAGCATAACGCAGGAATATCACCAAAGAAGTTCAACGAGATACTTATAAGACTCGGCTATCTCACGGAAATGGAACGTGACGCATCCAACGGAAAGCGCAAAAAGTTCAAGTTGATAACAAATAAAGGAGAAGAATATGGTGAAAACATGGTTTCACCTTACAATGCAAACGAGACGCAACCGCATTGTTACGTAGATAAATTCCCTGAACTTCTTGCCATCGTCAAAGATAGAATAAACGAATAATGGCAAAGAAAGCGAAAGACCCATACGAGGGTGAAAAAGTTTGGCGAGTGGTACACAAGAGCTGTCTGTTTTCGTACATCTACGAATCGTACTGGAATGGCAAGACGGAACAAGAAGTCATAGACTACCTCGTGAACGTCACAAAGATGTTGAGAGATAATATCATGTCTGTAGAGTACTATTCTGACTACAACGGTGAACCTCTTCCGCTTGGTGGAATGATAGGCACAGGAGTGAAAAATTCACGCTAAATACACTTTTCATAGGATTAAATGACGTAAAAACTACACTTTTCAAAGTATATGAGAAAAATTACGATAGAAAAGGCTGCTGAGTTGCTTCATGTTCATCTTCCCATTATACATGAATACATAGCGAAAGGCGTGCTTGCGAGCCACATAGAGCAGGGAATTGTATATGTTGACAGAGAAGACGTACTTGAACTCTCGGAGCATATTGCTGAGGAACAAAAATCGTTGGAGGCGGAGTTGCAGAAATTACGGAGGAGAGAAACAGAAGTGAAGCAACGCCTGTACGAAATGGCAAGAGAAAAGACATCGAGGCAGAAAATTCACAAAGATTGTCCTTTCACCAAAGAAGAAATTGACGAGTTCCACGCCATGCTTTACAGCGTAAAGACATCGTTCCACTGTTGCAACGCTGCACCTGTAAGGTGGGTGACTGGATGGCAAAGAACGGAGCAAAGAAACAAAATCAAACAATAAAATAGTTATGTTAATATTAAAGTTAAAAGCAATTTGGGAAATACTCTTAGCCGATAGAGCAAGTGTATTTGTTAGCCGAGACTCAGGCAAGAAGATTAAAGCAATAAACCTCGTTCCTGAGCAGTTGGCGGAGCAAGAGATTGATATGTCTTACATCTCGCAAGAGGAACGTGGTGTACGTGCGGATATGATAAACGCGGCAATGTTTGAGTCCGATGTGATGATGAAATACAAGGAAGGAGAGGATATTATCGTGACTTATTGGTGCGATGAAGAAGTTTTAGAAGATTTATATGAAGCAAGAGCATAGGATTATGGAAGAGTATACAGCAAAAAAAATATCAGACTTAAAAAAACATCTGGAAGCAATAGAGCGTTACACTCTATTAGCAGCAAAGAAAGTGTTAACGCTTGAAGATGTAGCGTTATACACCGGTTTAAGTAAAAGTCACCTGTATAAGTTGACTTGTTACAATCAGATACCTCACTACAAGCCAAATGGCAGAGTGCTTTATTTTGATAAAAAGGAAATAGAGGACTGGATGAAGCAGAACCGAGTAACAACGATGCAGGAGGCAGAACAGGCTGCACTAAAATACATATTAAAGGAAGGAGGTAAGAAGATAGATTTATCAAGTTATTTTGTAGGGCAATTCACTAACAATGTGTATGATTGTGTAAATCACATTGTGGGTATTCTGATGGGGAGAGATTTACCTGTATTGTTACAAATGCCATGTTTCAAAGAAATAGACAAAGAGGTTACACAGTTAAATCAGTATATCCGAGAAAATAACGATGTAAAACTTTGCAAGTCGCTTTTAACATATAGAATGGTATGGGGGGAGGTTTTAAGACGGGTAGACCCACAAAAAGAAAATGAACTATTCAAGAAATTACATGAAGTAGACAAAACATTATTTAACTTGCAAAATTGGTATTTGAAAACGTTTTATAATGTATTACCACCAGCGATAGAAAATTGTGAATACTTTGTAGATGATGTAACAGGAGAAGTAAAAAGAAGTAGTACAGGCGAGGTGATAACAGAACCGTTGCAGAATGATGCAGAGTATACAAGTGAAGAGGTAGAGTATGGGGTTGACGATATATTTAGCAAGGCGGTTGAAGATGTGGTTGCAAAAACTGAATGTAGTTGGATAAGCAGAGAAGGAGAAACAGAGGAAGAAGCAGGAGAGAAGTACCAAAGATATAATAAACCTATTTGGAACATTATAGATAAAATATATTCATGTTAATAATAGTAGATAACCACAGCACAAATAAAAAAACAGTGTAGAAATGGAAAAAGTAATACAACAAGCATTAGATAGCCAATATGAGGAATACTTCTTCGTCGGCAGCCCTAAGGGTGAGAAAGGCGTGATAGATTTAGAAACCTCACAAGACGAGATGGCAGCATTATCGTTATTTTGCAGTTTGCAGATGGCAGAAAACTCGATGAAGTGGAATCTCCTTGACGCGGCATTGCAAGCGTTCTCGTTTGCAAGTGATGACGAATATGCTATTTTTCTTCAGCATATCAAAACGACAAAGAGAAGTAGGATGGAGAACGTGCGTAAAGGGCGTATTCCTGTAGTTACAAAGAAAACAAATCAGACGAGATAAATCATGAGAGATTACGGAGAGTTGTATATTCCGCCAGAGGTTCCAAAGAGAAATGCTCTTAACGGTCGTTTTCTTCCTGGGCACGTTCCTCACAACAAGGGGAAGAAATGAAGCGATTACATGGGGAAGAGAGCGCAGAAACGAGCAATGGAAGGCTGGGAGAACGTAATTTTGCACAGACCCCAAACACGCCCTGACACATCAGGCAGAACCAGCATACCTGTGATAGGAGTAGAAAAGGAAGGTTCATGGTTATATTTCCCTAATATTGGCGCAGCGGCAAAATGGATATGCGGCAACAGAGAAAATGTAAGGCGTTGCTGCAGAGAGAACAAAAAGCGTCATGTAAATAAGAGAACGGGGAAAGTTAATACAGACCATCAATATATGGGAATACGCTTCTATTTTGAAGAGGATAGTATATGGGCTAACAAAATTACAAAAACGTAAAAAAACGACCGCTACTGAATATTGTTGCGGTCGTTTTCTTATAAAGTTATTCTTCATTTATATTTCTCAATAGTGTCAAAAATATCATCAATTGCGTTTATAAAATATGGGGAATTAGAAACTGGGCGTCCTGTTTTCCATAAGTACTGATTACATTTCGCCAAAGAAATCAAACCTCCAATCAATTTGCTCGCATCGTAACGATTTAATGCAGTAAGGTCAATTCTATCCAAATCGTTACCTCTCTCTTTGTTGTCTATTAATGACTTGTTGCGCTTGATACAAGCAATTTGCTTTTCTGTTATTTTCAATATCATGTTCGTGATTTTTAATTGTTAAAGATTAATGCCGAGTTCTACTGCTGTAGTTGCAAGAACCCACGCTTGCTTCTGACTCACCTTTGCGACTTGGAAGCCGTATATGTCTAATGTCTTATCTACTGTCTCGGCTATCTTCGCTGCGAAGGTATTGCTCTTCTTAATTTCGTATAGAAATGTGTTCAAACTCTCTACTGCGATACTGAAGAAAGAGTTGTTTCTCTTAGTAGTAGTAGCGTAAGATACTATCTTGGTTGCTAACTCTTGAGCCATCTTATATTCTGTTGTGCCTTTCTGTATCATAATTGTAATTATTAGAAGTTGTTGTTTTTATTATTTTTCTAATGCAAAGGTACAAAGAAATTTCTAACTGTCCAAATATTTCGCTATCAAATGTTAGATTTTATACATTTATTAACTAATAAGAGAAAGATGGGCTATAATATCTATATTTATTAACAACGTTAGATTGTATTTGCTCAAAATACCGGGCTGAATATAAATATAAACATACTATCCTTACGGACGGTATGTCATATTATGTTTGAACATGCGAAAATTAAGATAAGAGAGAATTTTATGCAAAAATTAAATTTATTGTCACATTAAAAATCTTCAATTATTATTGTGTTGAATTTTTCTTCTCCGTTCCTTAATGATATTACGAAGAAAATGTGCACCTTTGCCGTATGGCAGAATTAAATATACAAGTAAAAGCAGATTACTCAGAAGTAGTAAAACTGCAAAAAAAGATACAGGAATTACGTGACCGTATCTCCAGATTCAACCCCACAGTTACTCCCAAGGTTGAATTAAACAAACTATATAGTGACTTGCTGACAGCAGAGAAGCAATTTCGTGAGTTATCGACAAGACTATCTCTAATAGGGAAAGCAGCAAGCAAGGCAGGAGACGACCTTAACGTATTTGGTCAAAGGACAGGTGCAGCAGGAACGGCAGCAAACAAGGCTGGTAACGACTTTGAAAAGCTAGGGGATGGCATCGGTGAGATAACCAGACGTTACACTGCGGTTAGTATTGCTATGGCAGGAATATATGCAGCAATAAACCAGTTAAAAGGGTCTATTAACACCATTATGTCGTTCCAAACCGCCAATGCAAACCTGCAGGCTATCCTTGGAGCAACAGATGAGCAGATGAAAGGTTTTAAGGAAACCGCTGAGGCTTTAGGACGTTCCACAGTCTTTACGGCTTCGCAGGTTACCGCTTTGCAGACATCTTTAGCGAAATTAGGTTTCAGCGAGACGAATATTCATGCAATGGAAGAAGAGGTACTGCACTTTGCTCAGGCGACAGGTGCGTCACTTGATGAAGCAGCCTCAACGACAGGTGCGGCTCTTAGAATGTTCAACGTGTCGGAAGAGGAATACGAGCAAAAGGCAAAAGAGTTCACTAATGCTATGGCATCAGCGACAATGAGTTCCGCTCTTGATTTCCGCATGATTCGCGATAATCTTGCTACTTTTGGTCCTATGGCGGCATCTATGGGCTTGAAAATTGAGGATGTTCTTGCATTGTTTGGCAAGTTAAAAGACAACGGTGTGGAAGCCTCAACAGCCATGACCTCACTACGTAACATCTTCACGAAGGTAGCACAAGGAAAGATAGAGGGCATGGGCAAGGTCAATACGCTCGATGACTTTGTCGCAGGTCTTGAACGATTAAAAGGTCTTGACTCTGGTAAGGGCATGAAGATGATTGGTCCACGTGGCGGAACGCAGTTCATTACTCTTATTAATCAAGCCGAGCAAGTTCTGGAGTTGCGTGATAAGATAGCCGCTGGTATGTCACAAGACACCACTGGCGGCATGGCGGAGAAAATGGTAAACAACTTGTCAGGCGAGTTGAAAATGCTTCAATCCGCTTGGGAGGGCTTTATTTTGACGTTCCAGGAGTCTGACGGTATAATGAAAGACGTTGTGCATGGGGCAACAGAAATGATAACCAACCTTCGTGAAATGATTGCTGGAGATGGCGACTGGTCAAAGGAGACAATGGGAAACATCGCTACGACTGTAAAGTACGTATTAGGAGCGGTTGCAGCAGTGAAGTCCATAAGCCTTGTAAAAGACGGAATAAGTGCTGTAAAAGGCAAGGTTGACGACATTAAAGACACCCTACAGGCAGAAATGCTGCGTAAACAAAGCGAAGAACTCGCAAAAAATACAGGGTACAAGGATAGAAATGCCACTGCGGAAGGCAAACGCACGGCAGCGATGCGCCAGACTATTGCCGCCATGCAGCAGGAGATAATGGCGGAACGTCAAGCGACACTGGCTGCGATAGAATCAACGGCAAGGAAGAATGACGCTGCCGTCAAAGCCATGCGTAATGCGCAAAACCAGTTAAAGATAAATCAGATTCAGATTGAGGCAATTCGTAAAGAGATGCAAGCGGAGTTAGAGGCTGCATCTGTGGCACAAACAGCGGCTGAGCGTAAGATACGCATGAAGAAGGCGGAACTCCGTGCGCAACAGGAAGTACAATTAGCAAAGCAACGTGCAGCCCTTCAAGACAAAGTTATAGCAGCCGAGGATGCCGTTCTGCAAAAGAATGGACAGGCAAGACTGACGAACCTCGGGAATATGGAGGCGCAATTAGGTAGAACAGCAAGCGCAGCAAGCAAGTTCGGAACTGCATTAGGTATGCTTGGTATTCCTACCGACCCTATTAGCCTTGCGATAACGGCTGTAATGGGTTTGGGGGCTGCAATATACTACCTATATACTAAAACAACACCGTTAGAAGATGTCTTAAAATCTGTTGATAAGGCTATGCGTGACGTCGATAAGGCAGCGAATGAAAGCCTCAACAACGCCAAGTTGAATGTTGCAACTCTACAAACGGCAGCAAGCAACTCTGCATTATACAAAGACGCTTTGGGGGAGTTGAAGAGTTCTATGGAACAGTACGGAATAACTCTGCAGTCCATCCAAGAGAAACAGCAAGCATCAGCGCAGGCGAACTATGATGTATTATCAAAAGGGAAGAAGGGCACGCAGGAATACCAAGAGGCATTGTCTTCGCTAAAAAAAGAGATGTCAGGATATGGCATTACGATGAAAACCACAGGTAGCGGTGATAACGAAGCTGTAAGCATTAACAACCTCAAGGTCGCTTACGAGGAATTGAATAACGCTATCGCCGACAATCAGAATGAAGCCGAGAAATACGACACCGATGAACTAACGACGAAACATCAGCAATTAGCCGCAGCCATTAATGAGGAAGCAGAGGCACGACGCTATAACGAAGCCCAAAAAGCAGTTAATAATGCGGAGAATGGGGCTTTTGACAAGGCTCGAGAAAACCTTAAAGACAGCCTTGATGATATTGACAGCACAGGAATAGTGTCCGCCAATATCTCCAGCCTTTTTACAGACGAAGCAATAAACGCTGTAGCAAGATATGGCGAGGCATTGTCCAAAGTAGGTAAGTTACAACGTGAGGGTAAGGCTGGCACAGAGGAATACAGAGAAGCGATGAAAGAACTCTCTACTGCGTCAGAAGAATATAAAAACCAACAGGGGGCTATTGAGGAGAAAGTCCGTACACTTTGTAGTACATTGGGGCTATCCGAGGAGCAAACCAGAGAAGTGATTAAAGCGACAGAGGAATACGCTACTAACATCGGTGCTGCGAGGAAGGTAACCAATGCCGCTAATGAAGCATTACAAAAGGGTGAAGCGGCAGGTCAAGCAATGTCTTCTGGACTCACTAAAGCAGCGACAGCGGCAAGACTGGCAAAGGTAAGCAGTGAGCAGTTCCGTAATGAGCTTGAACTAATAGCGAAGAAGTTCGGCAAAGGCATCAATATTGATATTGTTATGAGGAGCATCGGTCAGGTGCCTTCATGGATGGAGAGCGAGACTGCGAAACTTGGTGCCGGTCATGCAAGGCAGATGGCTGCAAACTATATGGCATCCATTGAACAGGCGCAGAAGAAAGGGCAGGCATTTGTTTATGACACAAGAGGTGTTTTAATGTCATTACAGGAAGCCATTATCCGTGCAGGTCAGTGGCGTATGGCAGCAGACAATCAGGAAATGAAACTGTCTACTAAGGACACCCCTACATCAGGCACGTCTACAGGCGGTGGAAGTAACTCGAATGACAAGAAGAAATCAAAATCGAATGATGAAGCCAAGCGCCAGGCAGAACAAGAGAAGCGTGAACGCGAGAGGATAGCGGAACAAGAGGAGAAATATTTGCAAGAAAATACTGATAGAGAGATAGCGAACCGTGAGGACTCAACAGAAAAGAAGATTGCTGCTCAGGAGAACGCACGCAAAAAGGAAATAGAAGCCACAAAGAAGCAAGCAGAGGAATGGGCAAAGGCAAACAAAAAAGGCAAAGTAATGGATGCTACCGAAGAAGTTACCATAGGTGATACTTCTATAAAGGGTGTTACAAGCAAGCAAAAGAATTTACTTGATACGCGTATAGCGGTCATAGAGATCAATAATGCAAAGAAACTTGCGGAGATACGAGAGAAGGACGCGAAAGATACAGCAGATGCTCTTAATAAAAAACAAAAGGCACAGTGGGAATATCTACAAGCTTATGGATCTTATGAAGAACAAATACAGGCTATACATGAAGATTATGCTGCAAAACGCAACGAACTCGCTACTGATGATGAGTACGGGCGAAAGAGCCTCGACCGAGAGGAAGAAGATAAGACCAACGATATTCTAACCGCCAAGCAGAAAGTAGAACTCGATTGGGAAGGTACATTCAATGACCTTGAGCGATACACTGCTGATTATTTAATTCAGTTACAGACGAGGCTAAATCTAGCTCTTACATCTGCAACGCAAGAGAATGCTGAACTTATAAAGCAGAAGATAAATGAGATAGACCGTTTGACGCAGCAGAAGAAGGGTGATTCATCATTATTCGGCAGCAATGGCTTTTTCGGCGGTTCATCATGGGGGCAAGCGGCACAGGCTATCCAGAAGCAAAACGGTTTAGAATTGAAAGCACAGCAAGACCAGGTAGCGTTAGGAAGCCAGCAAAAAGACATTATCGGACGCTATAAGGAGCTGGACGGAATGGCACCTGAGCAAATAACTACCGATAACAAGAATGTTACCTCCGTTCTCTCGTCAGAAGATTTGCAAAAACTTCAAGGATTAGAGAGCACCGCAGAAGCAAGCGGAGGCGCAGCAGCAGGTGGACAAGCGGCTACAGCGGTGGCGGTGACAGGTGCTATTATTCATGGTGTTAATGATAACATACAGTCGTTCACAGAAGCCGCTGACATGATATGGGGAGAGGATAGCGAAATGGCTAAATCAGTTAACAAATTCGCGGAATCGTCCCAGTACGCCACGGAAGGCTTCGATAAGTTGAAAAATGGTGACTTCATCGGTGCAACGATGAGCGTTGGGAAGGCTGTAAACAGTTTGGGAGAGACCTTCGGAATATGGAGCAATTCCAATCGTGCCGAGATAGAGAAAGAAAACGAACGACTTGCAAATGCAATGGCGGTAAACACTGAAGCACTGAACCGCCTCACGGATAAGATGTCCGAAGGCTCTGCCGTTGACAAGGTTAATACCTATGAGCAAGCGAAAGGGACGATGCAATCTAACCAACAGGCTGCATTGCAGATATTGCAGAACAACGCAAGAATGTACGACGGAGGGCACTCTCTTAACTCTGACTTTTACGACCTTTACAACGGAAGTGAGTTAGAGAAGAAGATGAAACGCTTTTTTAACGGCAAGAACGTTAGTGGACTTTCTGAAATCCTATCACTTGATGTTAATGATGTTAATAGACTCTATGAAACGGAGGAAGGACGTAACTTGATGAAGGAGTTGACGCAAAAAATGTCGGACGCTGGTGATAGTGGCAACTATGGTGCGCAGCTTGTAAAAGATTGGCAGCAGTATCTAAACGATTACAGCCAGGACGCTTACGATGAATTACAAAACACATTCAGGCAAGCCGTTACAGGCGTATCTTTTGAATCTTTTAAGGAAGAGTTCAAATCCACATTAATGGACATGGACGCAGATGCCAAGGACTTCGCTTCTAATATGACAAAGCACCTCATGCAGTCTGTACTTGATTCGCAGATAGAAAAGTTGTATGGTCAACAGATACAAGACCTCTATACGCAGTGGAATGATGCTCTCTCCAACGATGGAACTTTAACTGACAACGAGATAAAAATACTCAAAGAGCAGCAAGAGGCGTTAACAAAGAAAATGTTAGAAACCCGAGACTATCTAGCTTCCATTACAGGTTATGATGATGTCAGCAGTAGCGAAGCCAACGGAAGTGTGAACTCCGCTAAGAGTATGAGCGAGGACACTGCCAACGAACTTGTAGGACGTGTAACTGCCGTGCAGTTGGGAGTTGAAGGAATAAGGGCGCTACAGGCTTCTGTGCTTGCAGAGATGAACACGAAATTGGCTGTCGCGCAAGTTACTCAGGCGAGTGCCGCTAACAATAATCAGAATGCTTTGGAGGGAATACGGCAAATCCTCGCAGAATCTTATGTAGAACTACGAGGCATTAATGAGAATACTTCCGAGGTTGTTGAGCCAATAAGACACATGGCAAGCGACATCTCAGACATGAAATCCAAAATAAAATCATTATAATAGTACTAAAGCATTGAGGGGAACGCGCTCACCTTTTGGGGTGAGCACGGTCCCCTCACCTTCTTTGAGCACCTCCTTTTCGTCAGCAAAAAGTTTCCACAAGGGGCAATCTAAAGCATCCGCTATTTTTACGATTGTTTCCATAGACAGAATTTCGCTTTTATAATAGTACTGTACCGTGTATATGGAAACGCCAAGGCGCATAGCCAGTTCTTTCTGCGTTATACCTTTTTCCGCTGCTACTTTTTTTACTCTTATTCTCATTTTACCTTTATTTCTATTTCTATATTTCCCCCACAGTGTGGACATACCGCCTTACATTTTACGCTTCCTTTCCCTGCGGAAATAAAACTCTCTAAGTCGGTTCCGCACAACTCTGCTATTTTCTCAACCTTTAGCAAGGTAATAGATTTGTTATTTATCTGCTGAGATAGTGCAGACGGTGTTATTCCCATAAGCCTCGCAAGCGAAGAAATAGAGTGTCCATAGCACCCGATAGCCTTTTTTATATCCATGTTAGTATTATCTAATATCTTTCTTTTGCAAAATTACAATAAATTTTCAAAACTGCAAAATTATAATGATAAATCGTTAGAAATCTATTATAATATAAGGTATATCGAAAGAAACAACTAACAGATGTTAAAAATATACCTTTATTAGAAATTTCTATCAAAAATATTTGGTTTGTTAGGAATTTCTTATTACCTTTGCATCAGAAATACAAAACAAAACTAAATAAAACGTTTAACCCTTTAATTTTTTACGACTATGGCAAACTTCATGGACGATATTAAGAACATCTGCAACGACAACGCAAAGAATCACGCTGAAAAGGTAGAAGCCTTAATTAAGATTGGTCTCCCTTGGCAAGAGGCACAGCGTACTCTTATGTTCGCAGCCAACGGTGGTTACAAGGAGAAGGCTGAGGCAGTTTATACGTTCGGTATAGAGTTAGAGTGTGGTGTTAACCATAATGCCGTTATCGCAGAAAACAGTATGTTCTACTACGCAGGTTACACGCACCACGACGAGCGAGAGATGTTTAAATTTGTAACTGACGCATCTGTTAGCGTTCAGGGTGGTTCTATAGAGTGTGTATCTCCTATACTCACCGCTAACGAAGACGGTTTCGGCAAGGCTAAGAAGGCTTGTGACGCCTTAAACGCTAAGGGGGCAAAAGTCAATAAATCTTGCGGCTACCACGTTCACATCGGTGCTGCAGATATGTCAGACCGCCAATATATAAATATCTTCAAGAATTATCAAAAGATAGAAAAGGTTATAGACACCTTCATGGCGAAATCAAGACGAGCAAACAATGCTTGTTGGTGCCGTTCTCTGCGGGGGCTTGACTTCTCTAATTGCACGACAAAAGAAAGTGTTGCTACTGTATTCGGAGGCGGTGATTGGAGAGGCAGAGCACGCTACTATAAGGTCAACGCCATGGCTTATACAGGTCATAAGACCGTAGAGTTTCGCCAACATCAAGGCACGACTGATGCCACTAAGGTATGTAACTGGGTGAAATTCTTACTCGCTCTCGTAGAGTATTCTAAGAGAGAAGAAATCAAGAATGAAGTTAACTCTATCGACGAGATACCGTTCTTGTCTGATGAACTCAAAGCGTACTACAAGGCGCGCAAAGAGCAATTAGCATAATTATTAACCAGTGGCGGGGGTATCCCGCCACATAAATAAAAAGACTATGACAGAGAAAGTAAAATATCAGTTATGGGTAGCAAGAGCCAAAGATAACTCACTCTATCTATATGAAAGCAAACCTTATAAAGAAGGCAAATACTGGGAAAGGGAGTATGGTAGCTCTATTTTCTATAATGAACTTAATCCCGAGATGTTTCCTTCTGTAAAGTGGGAGGATGATGAACCGACAAGAATAGAAATTGCAATTGTAGAATAAAAAATATGTGCGTAATATGTTACAAGCCAAGAGGGGTGAAAGCCCCCTCTTTTCCACTCCTAAAAAAAATGGCTGCTGCTAACCCCCACGGCTTCGGCTTTGTGAGTGAGTCTGCCTGTTATAGAACATTAGAGTTTTACGAGTTTTACAAACAACTGAAAAAGGTATCTGTAAACGAAAATTGTATAATTCATTTTAGATGGGCAACGCATGGCAGCGTTAAGATTGAGAATTGCCATCCCTTTTTCTATGATGGCATATATTTTGCTCATAATGGAGTATTGCCAATAGATAGCGAAAATGACATGACGGACAGCGAAATTTGCTTTAGACGATATATTGCACCAGCAATTAAGAGATATGGCGTTACAAGGGCAGAAAACGCCATTAATGCCCACCGCTTTAACTCTCGCTTCGCCATCATGACGGACGGAGAAGTTTATCTCTATGGAGAATTTCTGACATATAAGGGCTTGTTTTTTTCAAACTTGCGCTTTATTTAGTTTTTGTATTTTATGTGCAGCCGCCGCCCGTGATGGGTAACGGCTGTTTTTGTACGCTGACAGGTTATTTTATTGCGGTTTTTCTTGCAAGGTAAAGAAAAAGTATGTAACTTCGCTGCGAGATAAGCACAGAAATACTACAGAAACTTTCCGACAAGGTATTTTCTTTGTGTGAGATGGCAAAAAAAGTTACAAGATTGCTAAGGCATATAACGGATAAATTACATTCCATAAGAGCAAGGGGCGGTAGCAAAAACTGTTACCGCCCCTTTTGCTTTATTGCTCCTTTAGTTTTGTTATTACTTCCTCTAATTCTTCAAGTGATGAGGCGGAATACATTTTTTTGCCTGTTTTTATCATGGCTATAAAATTCGTGTTCACTTCGTCCCTAAAGAAATCACCGATGTTGCAATTAAGTACTCTCGCAATACGATGCAGTGTCTTCATTGTCGGATTACCACTCAGATTTTGTGCAAGGGTGAAACGAGTGATCCCCATTTCTTTTGCTACCTGTTCCACGGTGAATCCCTTTTCTTTGATAATTGATTTTACGTCCATATATGTTAGATTATAATTTGTGTGCAAAGTTAGTAAACAATAGTCAAACCGCCAAACATTTTTAGCATTTTATGCAAAGTAAATCTAACAAAGCCGAAATATGTAAGGATAAACCCTAAACAGAAAAGAATGTGTTAAATTATGTTTATATTCTAACATTTGATAGCGAAATATTTGGGCAGTTAGAAATTTCTTTGTACCTTTGCATTAGAAAAAATAATAAAAACAACAACTTCTAATAATTACAATTATGATACGCACATTAGGAAATATGACAGCAGTAGGTTACTTCGTAAGCGAATTTAATTCGCCAAAACGCGGAGAATACAAAGAAACAGAACTTGACTTAAGAAAGAAGCAAGTTGACTTCTTGTTGATATCAATAGATGGCAGCCGTTACGAAGTTAGATTCAACAATAATATAGAAATAAAAGAGAATCGCAGCATAAAGAAAGCGAAAGACCGCAATAACATATATTATGTTACCGAAAAAGCATTTGATGCTTTGAAAAAGAAATATTCTTATGAATGTGATTTTTAACCGCCGTGAGGCGTGATGTTATGTTAAATAAACGCATAAAAGCGTCTCCTATTCAGGATTTTTGAACACTGTACCTCCTTCAGCGGAGGGAGGTACTAAAGAGAGGGCACGGTTGCACAGATATTTAGCTGGTGATTTTGTTTTGCTTGTAGGTTCGACTCCTACACCTCTCACAATCCAACAAAATAAATACTACAACATAAAAAACGGGGCTACCAATTATGATAGTCCCGTTATTTTTTCTCCTTCTAATTGCAAGCATCGGCAATGCGTAGACTCGCCTTAGCAAGTTCGCAAAGAGCAAATACTTTGTCTGCGAGTGCCTTCAGTGCACTTATTGGCGCGTCATCAGAATTATTTAACTCTCTCTGTAGGTGGTACTCTGTTAAAACTGCATTAGATATGGCATCTATTGAACATAATGTAGCCTCATTGAGTGATATAGAGTTCGTAAGTTCGTCTAAGGCTTTGTCTATTGCGTTGTATTTTGCTTCTGTATTTCTCATAGTAGTAATTATTTGTGGTTCTTTATGTATTCGTGAATGAACTTTCTTCCCTTCTCCGTAATGACGGTGTAAGACCTTGAACCGTCCTCCCCGTTGTTGTGCGTAAAGTAGTGGGTGCGTGTTTTCGTATATCCACGACCGTTGTATTTCGCTGATAGCATCCATGTGCCCGACTGCTTGAATAAGATACCCTCTGCTTTCAGATAACGGTATAACTTGCAAGCGGACATATCAAGTTCTTTTGCTATCTGCTGAACCGTGTACGTATTGACAGACTGTAGAACCTTGTCAACATACTCAACCTTTGGTGCTGCCGCTGCTAACTGTTGCTCCTGTTCCTTGTTAGTGTCTTCTAATTGTCTTAGACGTGCCTCTTTGCGCTTTAGCGTCTCGTTGGCAACCTGCAAGGCACGTGCCATCAAGTCTTCGGGTGTTTCGTCTTGACGTTCTGCGATGTAACCGCCATGCTTGCGGATTTCCTTTAAGATAGTTTTTACGCCTTTTTTGAAACACTTAGCGATTGGTTTGCGTGACTGCATAAGTACCTCGTAGAGTCCGTCCTCAGTCAGGAACCATGTTTCGCCTTGACGGGGTAAGTTTAACTTACACCGTTCTTCTTCATCAATGCGTGTGATAAATTCACGCTGATTGGTCAAACCTAAGATTTCTGCAACATCTTTCGCCTTAAATAATGGTTCATCAGGTGTTCCATACACGTTGAACTGCTGTCCGCACAGTTCACTTTGTTTTAGGACATTTTCAATTTCGTTCATTCCGTTACCTATTTTGAACGTTATTATTATCGGCACACAAAAAGGGCGTACCGTTGCCCTTTGTTCAATGTCTGGTAATCGGAAGAGACACGCATACACCATTACAATGTATGCAAGGAACGATACGCCAATATAGAAATTAACCTATTGCAGTATGTCAGAAGCATAAAAAAACGCTTCCCCATTATGTCTTGGAGATGCGTGCGCTTCTCCGATTTCCTAATTTTTGAACGCTGCAAAGTTACAAAAAAATCACTAATACCGCAAAATTTTGCCTCGTTTTTAACACTTGCCACCTTGAAAAACCGCTTTTTCTTCATTTATACAGCAAATGAATACGCCTCAACTGTGTTTTTGCTACACCTTATTTAATGTTTTTATTTTTGCAGCAGAAGCACTAAAAACTAAAAATTAGAAAGTCAATGAAAGAAAAAATTTTTGCTGAACTAAAACAAGCATACTCAAGTCTTGGGTTAGGAGATGAAGTGCTACAGGCACATGCCGAGAGCCTTGCAAACCTCGGTCTTGTTACTGACACCAATCTCGAAGCAGTAGTAAAGGCGCAAAAGGTATTCCTTGAAGGTCTACAGAAAAACATGGACAAGCGTGCTACCGATGCCCAGAGAAAGGCAGAGGAAAAGGCAAAGGCTGACCGTGAAAGAGAAATAAAGGAAGCCGAGGAAAAAGCCCAGAAAGAAAAGGAGGAAGCCGAGAAAGCGGCAGCGGAAGCAAAGGCTAAGAAAGAAGCCGAAGACAAAGCCGCAGCAGAAAAAGCGAAAGCGGAGGAGAAAGCAAGACAGGAGGGTCTGTCACAGGAATGGCTTGACCGTTTCAACAAACAACAGGAACTCATAGAATCGCTGACAAAATCCGTTAACGAGAAGTATTCCTCTTTCGAGAGCGATATTCTCGCAAAGTACAACGCTTTGAAAGAAGAGTCGGACGCAGCGAAGGCGGAGAAAGCGCAGAAGCAGCGTCAAGCGTTCATTCTCGACACCGCAAAGAAACTGGGTATTCCGCAGTACCGCATTGACGAGGGTTTTTCAATCACCGACAATGATGACGAGGCTAAAATTGAGGAGTTCTTGACAAAGGTCTCCAACAACATCAAAACGAACAATATTCCACGTGATAGCCGTGAGAGTTTGGGCGAAGACAAGCCGAGCAAGGAGGAGATTGACAAAATCGCAAGCATGATTGTCAAGTAAAAGAAAAAGGAAACATGAAACAGGATTTAGAAGTTAAAAGAACTCGCATAGAGGATAACACCGTCGTTATCCGCAAGTTCATTAAGGGCATTGAGGGCGGACGTACCCTTGTGTTCCCCGATACTAAGACTGCCACTGTTGAAAATGGCGGCAATAAGACAACCACAACCGAGCAGGGTGTTCCTGATACCATTCTTGCTGGTCACGTTGTTGTGCGCCTTACCGATGGCACTTATCAGCCTCTCGCAGTTAAGACGGTTACAGTCAAAGAGCAGAGCAAAGCAGATGTTGTTACGGTAACATACGACGAAAAACCAGCAGGTTCAACGTATGCAGGACTTCTTTATAATTATGTTCAGAAGTCAAAGCCAGCAGCAGCGATAATGACATGGGGTATCGTAAACAGTGAGGCATTGCCCTACCCCGTTCCAGAGGAATTTAAGACGGCAATGCCACATATTGACTACCAAATAGACGAGGAGGCGTAAACGATGGAAAAATCACTTTATTCAGAATATACAGACAAGTTCTTCCCTGCACTTGTAACTTCGGTTGTGGAAAAACTCAACGAGCAGCGCAGAACATCACTCCCATATCTTTACCGTGACCTATTGGAGACGGTTTTCTCCGCTGATGGTCGCTGGAGCAGCATACTGGCGGAATACACTCGTGTCGCTGCAGATGTTATCGCTCTCGACTCAGAATTACCAGTTAAGAGCCGTGATGTTATTGAGACCGCACAGGGCGAAATTCCAAAGATTGGCCTTAAACTGTATCTCACGGAGAAACAGATGAAGGACATTGATAGCATGATTGCTCAGAATATGCCAATGGAACAGATTGTTCGTTCAATGTTCGCTGACCTGCAGCGTGTAATTGAGGCGGTATATGAGCGTATCGAGGATATATTCCTCAGTGAGTTGTCAAGCGGTGTCGGTGTATCAGAGCGAAACAACGGTACGGGCGTTCGTATTGATATGAACTTCCTCAAGGAGAACCAGTTTGGCGTAAATAAGAAATGGGCAGAGTCACTTACTGAGTCTACACCGTTGGACGATATCCAGAAGGTCTTTGACAAGGCTATGGAGGACAACAATAATATCACCGACATCTATGCTGATGATAATTGGCTTCGTGGCTTCTATATGTCTCAACAGGTTCGCGGTCAGTATGCCTTCAATATGGGTGTTGCTACTCCTAACGGAAGCAACTATCCAATCCTCGACTTCGACAAGGCAAACCAGGTGCTACAGACTAAGTATGGTGTAACTCTTCATCGTGTTGCTCGTAAGATTAAGACAGAGATTAACGGCAAGAAGCAGAACCACAATCCATGGAAGAAGGGTTCCGCTACATTTGTCTGCGACCCTATCGTAGGTAATCTAATCTGGACAACTTGCGCAGAATTGACACGCCCTGTTGCAGGTGTCACATACCAAAGTGCAGATGAGTATATCTTAGCGTCACGTTATTCTACCAACGACCCACTGAGAGAGTTCACCTCTTCACAGGCAATGGTAGTTCCTGTCCTTAACAATGTAGACCGCATCTACACTCTTGATTCTACGGAAACTCAAGAATAGGAGGTAACATGGAAGCGACAGTAATAGAGACATTTCATGGGGTGGACTTTTCTGTCATTTATGAGGAAGGCAAAGTGTATGACTTCGATGAGGAGCGTTTTGCCTCCCTCACTCAAAGGGGACTTATCAAAGGCTTGGCGAAACCCACAGAGCAGGTGGAGACCATGGACAAGAAAAATTTTCCCGAAGAGAAAGAGATGAAAAGCACTTCTAAACGTACGAGAAAAGCATGACGATAAAAGAGTACATAACCTGTAAGTTGGAAGCCTTCCACATATCCGAGGCGGACATGGCGGACATTTCCATAGACGCTGGCATCGGGCTTGATGAAGAATACAGCGCAGAAAACGCAGAAACAGTCGGTCGTTCTCTCGTTCCGTTCATCGAAAGGTTCGTGCTTGCACCGCGACCGACAAACGTCTCGGAAAACGGTTTCTCAATGTCATGGGACTATAAGGATATAGGGAAATTCTATCTTTGGCTTTGCAAGAAGTATGGGATAACTCCCGACGATGACGTTGTTTCAATGTTAGGAATATCGGTAATAAAGGATATAACAGACTGTTGGTAATGATATATGCACCGCATACACTATACGTACGAAGAGCAGGAATAGACCGTGACGAGTATAATAGACCTATAGTCACATCGGATGAATTGTCTTTTGTCTGTAAGTGCAGAATGGATGATTCTGATGATGTTGAATTAGTGTCAGAAAACGGAAAGGTTTTCCGCCCTAAGTATAAGATAGTATGTCCTCGTGACATACAAGTTAATTCGGGGGACTGCGTAAGGGTTTATATGGGTTCAGTAGTACGGGGTGAGGGTGTAGTGATTAAGAAAGCAAAACTAAACTTTTTGAATTATTCTACATTATGGATATAGTCGAGGAAATGAATAGGGCGATGAGGAAATGCCGCAAAGAAGTAAAGGAATACTGTGAGGGACTTGGGCAGGATGCCGTTGACTACGCTAAGAGTAACGCAACATTTACTGACGTAACAGGCAATCTGCGTAAGTCCTATTATTACAAAGTTCTTGATGACGGCTTAGTTATCGGCAATTCCGCAGACTATGCCAGTAATGTTGAAGCAAGAGGAAAGGAAGTCTTTGCCTCAACAGTAGATTACATTAAGTCTAAGATATGACGAGGAGCAACATTGGCAAACTATTCTTTGACTTGATGAAAGAGTACGGAGTACCAGTATATCTTTCAGAGAGTCTCCCATTTGACGAAATAACGCAAGAGCGTATTGTTATCATAATAGGTAGAACAATGCCAGGAAAATATTGGGAGTCAACATCTATAAGAATAAATTGGTGCGTTCCTGATATAAACGATGAGGCGGATGGGATAAGGATAGAAGAAATAGAAAAAGTCCTTAAAGACCACGAAAGAGGTTATGGAAATGATGATGGCAAAGCATGGAGATATAATAAAAGTTCATCGGAAACATTGTTGGACGCCTCCTTGCGATGCCATTTCGTCAATATAAGTTTAACGTTTCAACAACAAAATATAAAATAGTATGGGAAAACAGATAAGTGCTATTGATATAAAGCGACTATGGCACGCTAATGCAATATCAGATGAAGCGGAGTCATTCACCGCTTCTGACCTCTACGCTATTGTAAAGGAAGGAGGCTCAGGTACAGAAATAAAGAATGTACATGGTGACACGTGGACGATTGACGAGGCGGAGTCTACACAGGATACATACACTAACCAGTTGACAGGTTCCGTGTATCGTATGGGAGCAAAAACAATGGGAGCCGTTACATTCAACTTTACCATCGGACGTTACGATTACGAACTGAAAGCCGCATTGATGGGCGGAACGGTTATAAAAGCAACTAAAACTCCTAACCAAACCATTGGTTGGTCACGACAGCGCGGCATTGTGGAACTTCGTAAGATGTTGATAGCATTAACGGAAGATGATGTCTACTGCGTTCTGCCTTATGCAAACGTAAACACACGTGAAGCCAATACAGATGGCGCTGTAGGACTTGCCGTAGTGGGAACTATGTTAGAGCCTAATAGTGAAAAGGTAGACCCCGAGTATTGGTTTGACGCTTCGGAAGTTAAAGATGCTGGTTAAATAATAAGGTGGTGTGCTAAAAGCATACCACCATTATTAGAATTAAAATGGAGAAGGATGCAACGAAACTCGTAGCAGCAGCACTGTTAGGGAAGGACACGGACACTGTAGAGGTTGGGGGGCACTCTTACACTATTCCTGCACCGACAATAAAGAGAATAGCAGGGGCAGGATTTTATCTTAGCGACTTCGGCTCTGAAAAAGATATAAAAGATGTTGTGAGGGAGTTTATGCTGTTTGATGAGTTGGCAAAGGCACTTTCCTGGTTTATCACAGGAGACGAAAGTCTTTCAGATAAACTGTCAGAAGGAACTTTAGAAGAATTACTGAATGGCATAGATAAGGCTGTTACCTTGGTGGGTATTGGAAATTTCTCAAGGCTATCGACTTTGGCGAGGAACGTAAAAATGACGATAGCAAAACAGAAGTAATCGGGAACGACTCTCTGTTCGGTCAAATTGCAACGTTCATAGATAATCTGCATTTGACATATGATGAAGTTTTTGAAAAAATTCCATACCGTAATCTTGTACTTATGACGAAAGACAAACTCCGTGTCTGCACAGGCAAGAAAGTTAATAAGACAAGTGGTAAAGAAATGATGCTAAGGAGGAAAAGGCGATGACAGAACAACTTTACATAAATGGCATATCCGCATGGGCGAAAGGTATCTGCATGGGTGAGAAATTCCTTGAAGAGATAAATAAGCCGTCAGAGATGAAGGACTATATAAAAAACGAATCAAGGTTAGTGAATGGCTCACTCACAATTGCTACAGATAAACAAAAAATGAGGAGTTTAACATTGACCTTCAATATTCATGGGAACTCCCCAGAAGAACACGATAGCCATAGAAAATGGCTATATAGTCAACTATACAAAGGACAAGTAGCCATAAGAGTTGGCGATGTGACATATCATCTCCTTTACACTGGTAAATCAATAAGTTATAGCCGTGGTGGTTCCATGAATAGTGCGCTGACTGTTGGTTTCGATGAACCCGACCCTACAGACAGAAGTTGAACAAAATAAATTTGATAATAATATGAAATGGGACTCACCACAGTGCGTAACAGCCTGCGGCTCACTGCTGTTAGGCTTCATGCTAATATTTATGGATTTCTTCCTGGCAGAGAACAATGAGATACACGACTCTTCCCTTTGGGTACTCGGACAGGCGTTCCTCTATGCAGGTGCGATATTCGGAGTAAAGGGATATGTAGACGGCAAGTTTGTCAAATGGAAGGAGAATATTAACAACAAGGTTACTAAAACACAATAAGGCTATGGATATAACGAAAGAGCAACTAAAAGCGATAGCCCCGAACATCGCAAAGAACATCAAGGCAAACAAGGCGTTCGCTGGCGTAAGCCTTGACGGCATCGTAGTGCTGATGAACCGATACGCAGCGGAGTTCGGCATCTGTACCGCAAAGCGTTGGGCACATTTCCTTGCACAGGTAATGCACGAGAGCGCAGAGATGAAGTACACTACAGAGTTAGGCACGAAGGAGCACTTCATGAACGCCTACGGCACAGGAGAACTTGCTAAGCGTCTTGGCAACAAGAGCAAGGCAGATGGCTACAACTACAGAGGCAGGGGACTAATACAGATAACAGGACGCTACAATTATACTCAATATAAAGAGTACTGTGGCTTTGACGTATTAACGAACCCTGACTTACTCGCTAAGCCATTGGGAGCGATACGTTCCGCCATGTGGTACTGGCTGAACCATGGTCTTAACGACCTCGCAGATAAAGACGATGTTCTCAGCATCACGAAGCGTATAAACGGAGGTACTAACGGGCTGGAAAGCCGCAAGAAGTACCTTCAGCGAGCGAAGAAGACTTTAAGAATCATTGTTTAGTTTATTGTTTAGGTTTATAAGGTTTTATTTATTTTCCACCGTATGGGCTTGCGAAAGTCGGAACGGTGTTTTTAATCTGATTGCTTATGGAAGTAACGAACAACAACACCCCACCGCCTGACTGGGTAGCACTGACATACGTTGTATTCCTTACCTTGCTGTGGGCTATGCTTATGTCGAGTTGCAAGACCACTACGGTGCAGATAGAGCGCACAGATACGCTGACCATTACCAAGGTTGACACATTCACGCAAAAAGTGAACGTAGAGACAATAAAATGGCGTGACAGGTACAATGATAGGTACATCGTGATTAACACGGCAGGAGATACCGTGAAGGACGTGAGGAAGGAATATATACACCTTCGAGACACGGTTCACGACACTATACAATTACGAACCAGTAACCTACGAGATGTTAAGGCATCTACTGTTACTAACACTAACAAGCAGCGTGCACCACCAAGAGACTACGACGGTCTCATCATCGTAGCACTCATTATTCCGATAATTTTCTTTTTTGCTAAACTATTACGATGAAACAGCGCACTAACGCATACGAGACTATTAGGTACAGAGGTAATGAGCTTATCTCTGTACCTATTTGTGTTTCTTCCAAGCGTGTTGTAAAGCTAATGGAAGAAGACTATATAGAGTTAGATTTCTCGCTCGCACAAGCTATATGCTTCCCAGTAGGCGCATACTGTGATGATGAGATATTCGGCAGGTTCTATGTCACAGAGGAACAGCTACCAAAATACAACGCAACGACAGGCGGTTATGAGTATGAGCTGAAATTAGAGGCGTGGTACAGGTGTTGGAAGCAAAAATTCTTCATGATGACCGAGACTACTACTGCCAGCAGTAAGGTTTATATGCGCAAAGAAGTGACATGGACGCTAACGGATAGCCTGCTGAACCAGCTACGTGAGTTGTGCATCAATCTTCAGATGTTAGGGTATATTCCTGCGAGCTACAATCTAAGAAACGGAGATAGCGACCTGCTACGATTTATTGACATACAGTCTGCTAATGTCCCAAAGGCAAAGGCGGCACAAGTGATGTCTTACGATACTACAACGATATTGGACGCTCTTAAATCGCTTGCAGACACATGGGAGTGCGAGTGGTGGATAACAGGAACAGAAGAAGCCTTTGTCATTCACTTCGGCAAATGCGAGACAGGCAAATACATACCTCTCAGAATTGGGGAAAACGTAGAGAGTATGGACGTTAGCAGAGATGAGAGCACCTATGGAAACAAGATTTACGCCTTTGGCGGCACCGTGAACATTCCCCCAGGCTATCGCAAGGAGCTGAGAGCTGTCGTTAAGGACAAAGCAACGGTCATGCACAACGGCAATGCTGTAACGATGTATTGCCTTGATACGTCAAGGAAGTTTACAAACGATATGTTTGCTTCTACAGGTACATCAAACATATTGACTGGCATCATTAATGAAGAAACATCGCAAGAATTTCCCAATCAAATGAATATTCCTGCGGTACAGACCAAGAACCTATTGGAGGTGCAGCGTAATTACGTTGTGGAAGATATACCCAAGGGCGGTGACACCTCACACTCAGCGGACGAGTTCTTGTTATATGAGAACGATACCACGATGTCAGCGAAAGAAGGCACGTTGGCTGTATCATTCAACTCTGGCAGTGCGATGGTGCAGGGTGTGGACGCTAAGGATAGTCTATCGTTACACGTATTCCTTGATGTAATCATGCAATATAGGGACGTGGTTACTGATGAGACGACAGGAGAGAGGACTGAAGCATGGTACGAGGCAGCAGTGTATTGTAATAACGAATATGAAGAGCCGTTGGCAGATGATGCTTATCAGACCAACTCTTCATCGCAGTACTGGCACGTCAAGCTACAAGGTAAGACATATTCTTACGAGTTTACTCCAAGCAACATAATGCCCGACCATTTTGGCACTGGTAATATGCGCATGATAGCAAGGGTGCGTGTGGCGTTGAAGAGCAGCGGTGCGGTAACCATTCCACAGGGCACATGGGCGGCAGACGTAGACTTGTACAACCAAATGACCTTGCAGACATCAGGAGAGAACACAGGCATTGGCATATCATGGGAAAACGGTACACAGCGTGCAGCACGCATAATGTTTGCACCTTGTAACGTCTCTCCAGCTACGTATATACAAGGGACGACTGAGCTTCACCCACTGGCGCAATATTACTACTGGTTTGCTCGCTTTGGCAAGTCTGACGGTTCACAGCCGTTGGCGGATATTCCTAATCTTGAGACTGGTGACGAGATAACCATAGACAGCTCTGCTGCTTTCGGTGTCCCTTCAGCATACTATGTGGATAGTCTCGACGACCCTTCTTCATTACGCAAGATTGGCGAGAGTCGCTTGCGGTTGCCAAACAAGCGCATCGTTCACGGTGACTGGGTGCTGACAAAATATGGATATATCGTTCACAAAGACTACGAGGACGCACCAGAGGCGCAAGATGTGCAAGAGATATACATTGCCTTTGATGGTGTCTATCCAGACGGCAAGCTACAGGTTACATGGGTTGGTCCTGAGTACAAGACGGAGAAAGTCACTTACGAAGGTGAAGCGCAGAAGTCCTCGTGGACATACAGGGCATACCATCTACATCTTAAGACGCTAAACGGCAAGGAGTTTACGTTTAACAAGAAGTTTCGATTAGAGAACGAGAAATTAGAGTTACGATTCCTTACGCCTGAAGATACATTAGGCAGCGAGAACGAGATGAGCGGTGCTGACTATCCTAATAACTTCAAACTGGCAGGAATGAAGTTTGAGGTGGCTTTCAACGACAAGATAAGCTACTCGATGATGAGTGGCACGCCTACTATCGTTAGCGAACAGGACTACACGCTTGTAAGAAACGAAGACTACGGCACTAAGTTACCTAATGATTTGCTGTGTCCTACGGTTAACGACCCTTGCGTATTAGAAGGGTGGAACGTGAAGGCTATGTCACATCTTGGGCTAATCGACGAAGCGGAGAACTACCTTGCAGAGATGGCGTTCGCTTACGTAGAAGCACTGAGTCAAGGCTCTTTCTCTTTCGATTGCTCAATGATGAGCACCTTCTACGGTAATGATGTAGAAGATAGCTACGACATCTTAGGGCAACGTGTTTCAATATATAATGATGCCTTAACGGAAGATGTAAGTCATGCGAGGCGCAAGCTTACCCGTGTTCTCGGTTATGAATTGAAGTTGGATATTCCGTATGACTCCCCTACCCTAACCTGCGGTGAGACGGAAGCGTACAGCAGAATTAAGCAATTGGAGAAAGGGGTTAGGAAGCTAAACAGTAAGACGGTTAAGAATAACTACTATTACGGTGGCGGTCTTACAGTAGATGACTTTGGCGACGGCTATACTATGGAGATAGACACTGGCGGAGATAGCCTTATCGCTTACGGCGAGACAAAGACGCTGACGTGTAGAATATACAATGCACTCAGAAAAGACGTCACAAACAGCGTCTTAGCATGGCAGGTGGTGCGTGAAAGCGGAGACAAAGCAAGCGATACCGCATGGTTACTGAAAGACAAAGTAAAGGCTTTTAACGGCACGATAAACATTGTGTACAGCGAAGAAGAGAATGACCTCGGAACGGCAACATCGGCAAAGTTTATCTTCACCGCTACCATAGGAGAAGATGAGGTACAAGCTATATTAGAGATTTAATTAATAATAATTATGCAGATAACGAAAAACAGAATCAGGCGTGACTACCAGCCCCTCAGTGTGGCGGCAGGAATAGCGGTGGTGTCGGAGAGCGACTCACCACTAACGCAGGTGTATGACGAACTTCAGAACGTCTACCAGCCTAACCGTGAGTTGACCCCTCTTGTGCTCATGCCAACGGTGGTGCTGACGGCTTCAGATGGCTCAATGAAGACGGCTCTGACGAACGTCAACATCGCAGCGGACACGATGAAGTGGAAACTCAACGGCAAGGACATTACTACTGTTGACGGATGGTTGGACAAAATCAAGATTGATACCTCTGAGAGTGCTAAGCGTGGGCAACTGACCATTGCAAGGAACGTAAAGCCAAGCGAGGTGTGCTCATTACTCTTTGAGTGTGATGTCCCCGACACCAGAACAGGGAAGAACGTGCATATCACCACGGAGGCGGTGATGTTGACCACAACAGACAAGTCGGAGGACGACTGGGAAGTGGCTGTCAACGGAGCAAGGAATGTGCTTTATAACCCCATTGACGATATGCTGTCAGAGATGGAGTATGAGGTAGCACACGACATCGCATCTTACAGCGAGGAGGAGTTGGAAGAAGCCAAGAAGTCTGCTGGCAGCTACGTGCAGGAGTGGAACGTGGTGGTAAGGAAGGGTAAAGCAGTAGCGGACAAGAATCTTTACACAGTCAACTACTACGTACATGATGGCAGCAAGAAGATATTGCTAACAGAAGATAACATCTCCTTATATCCAGTTGCTTCTATTTCCAAGGACTCGCTGACCGTTGACTTGCGACTGGTTGACAATGTAACGTTCACAATAGAAGTGGTGGCATCCACAGGCAGACAGGTTGCATCAATGACCCTTGGAGCAGCAAGGAGATACGAGACCGTGACATGGGACTATCTGAACCAAACGGCAGCGGTAGCAACAGAGGATATGCGAGACGATATGATACTCGCACGTGGCGCAAAAGGGACGCTGAAATATCCTGAAAGAACGCATAACATCATGTGGTTTGTCACGGACGCTAACGGCGTGAACCATGAACTAAACATGGGCGCAAAGACACGCTACTCAATGAACGACTACGGACTTGCCGACACTAACGAGATAGCGGAATACGTTGCAACGGAAGACAAACCGACATACAGGAAAGCAACGGCAGATGGCGTAGTGTTGACTGATAGCCATAACGTAGAGTATATATTTACAACGCTAAAGGACTAATTACTATGAGATATACATTATGCAGCATGAGAAAGGCTTACTCGGCAGGAATAAACCTTGATGGCAAGATAAGGACAAAAGACGGTAAGGTGTTGCTCAACGAAAGCAGCCTTATGAACTGTAACACGCTTGAAGGCACTATGGAAGAACGCTCGGAAGCGTTGGAGGGTAACGTAATGACGGACGCACAGGCACAGGCTTTCGTGAGAGAGAATAATCTAACTATAATCAATGTAATATAACGTTATATATATGGTATCAATACAAGGAATAGCGGTGGTGAAACGCTTGCGCACTGGGCACACCCTCGCTTTACAACTCAATGTCAGCGGTGCGGAACTCTACCAAACAGTAGATGCAGGAGGCAACGTGTCGCCATCATGGTCAGCAGAAGGTGCTCACCCTATCATCACTCCAGTAGGACGCTCGCTAACGGCAGGGCAGACAGGAACACTGAGCGACTGGACATGGAAGTATCTCGGCAACCCACTTGCTTTTAATGATAGTGGAGCGTGCGTGACAAGCGGTTACACCAACACCTTCAAGGTCAACAAGTCAACAGCGGCACTGGAGATAATCGGCAACCTCGCTTCTAAGAACAATGTAGATAACGACACGCTGACCTTTTCGGCAAAGGTCACTGTTGACGGTGTCTCTGCCGTAATGGATAAGAGCATTGAGGTAGTAATCGCTTCGGGCGGTGCGTCAAGTTATTGGGGTAACGTGAGCAGTGATAATGTTATCCTTGACAGCACCACGACATCTACATCATTGCGCACGGCACTCTATTTGGGCGGTGTGGCGCAAACCAATTACACGATAGACTGGTACAAGAACGTGAAGGACGCAGCACATAAGTTGACCGGCTTTAACTCTGAAAAAGTCACACGTGAGGACGTTGACGGCACTACACTCTTTATCGCTGACTTCAAGGTGGGCAATGATGTGGTCTATACAGACGGTATCGTGTTGACAGACCAAGCGGACGAGTTCTATGTGCAGACGCAGGTATCGGGCGATGTTACGGATACCAACGCTGTAACAGTCAAGGCAACGCTCTCCAACACACGCACGAAGGAGAAGGCAACAGGTATCAGCAGCGTTAATTGGACTGCATACTACTACAAGGTGACGGCTGAGGGACAGGGCGATGGTGAGTTGAACTTCGCTAACGGAACGCTTGACAGTACCCCTATTGCCACCACGCAGGGCAGTGACGCTCTGGAAGCTACAGTAAGCATAACGGCAACGCAGACAGGTGACAGTAACGTAGTGGTGCTTTTTGAAGCGGAATTTGAAGTTTAATCAATAAATAATAATTAAAATATGGCAGAAATAGAAAGAAAAGATTTGGCTACAGTAAATCTCGTAAAGGGCACATCGGCTGACATGACTATGCTCGCTGAGATTGGCGGTTCAATAGTAAGAGTAAAGGCGGAGGATATTGTTCCTTACCGTGAGGACGATGTAAGTTATGGTATCACGTTCGACACTGCGGTTTCCTCTCCTGCGTGTACCAGAATAGGCAACATGGCGTTGCACAAGACATTGCCTGTGCAGTCGCTTATGCGTGGCTGCTTGCTCAACGATGATGGCGTTGTGACGAAGTATCTCAACTCTAAGGACTGGACGGAGGAAGACCGTTCGGGCGCAAGTGGTCAGGTGATGGTAGAATTGCCACAGCACTACCGCAAGTGTATAGAGAACGGCACGGAGCGTACCGTGCGTATGTCACTCTATCCGCTGCCAGGCTATACTCTCATTCCGAAGATGTACGTTTCGGCTTACGAGGCTTCGCTTGACCGTTTAGACAACAAACTGTGTTCTATTGTAAACAATGAAGCACGGTATCGTGGCGGCAATAACACATCTTCCTATGACGAAGGCTCGAACTCTCTGCTCGGATGCCCTGTAACATCAACCTCTCGCACTAATTTCCGCAGTTATGCACGTAAGCGCAAGAGCGGCAGCACAGAATGGAACTGTATGACGTATGACGCACAGATAACGCTCTACTGGCTATTCGTTATTGAGTACGCCACACTTAACTCTCAGGCGGCTTACAACGCCTCTCTTACCTCTGAGGGCTATCGTCAGGGCGGCTTGGGCGATGGTGTTACGGCAATTAACAGTGATAAGTGGAACACGTTTAACGGCTACAATCCTTTTATCCATTGTGGTTACACAGATGAACTTGGCAACCGCACAGGTGTGAAGGAATACACTATGCCAACGGAGTATGACGCATCAGGTGTGAAGACAAGCGCTATTCGTTATCGTGGCGTAGAAAATCCATTCGGTCATATATGGCAGTGGACGGACGGTATCAATGTGCGTATCAGTCCTAATGTCGCTGATGGTGGCGATGGCTTGTCTAAGATATATGTATGCTCCGACCCTGCGAAGTTCAGCGACAGCGGCTATGATGGCTATACATACATAGGCGACGAGGCACGTGATGGTGGCTACGTAAAGGAGATTATCTTTGGTGAACGTGGTGATATTATGCCGAAGACGGTAGGCGGAGGTTCTACCACTTATTTTTGTGATAATCATTGGACGAATATTCCAACGGCTGAAACGCTCCGTGGGCTTCTGTTCGGCGGTTATGCGACTGTCGGTGCGTATGCGGGTTTCGTCTTCGCTTACTCGCGTAACGCCCCCTCGTATACGGGTACGGACGTCGGGTCTCGCCTTTGCTTTATTCCCGAAACAGCGTAGCGACACGCCCTCTGTTGCCCGTCAATATTGGCAACAGAGGGGAAAATTAATTCATAATTATTAATTCATAATTCATAATCAAAAAATGGAAGATAACATAAAAAACGATGACGGTTCATTAGCCTTTTTGAATATTCCCCGTGACGAAAACAACCGTTCATTCAACTGTGACGAGACAACTCAGTCGAAGTTGGTCAACACTACCTTTTGGGTCTGTGACTTCCTTGAAGACGTGCCGACACGTTTTTCCAAGACCAAAGGCACGAAAGGTCAGACGCTGGTCAAGATTAAGCGTGACAAGGACGGTTCGGACTCGGAAGCAAAGAAATTCTTTACAGGCTCAGCGGATATTCTCTACATCTGTCAGGAAATTAAGAAGCGCAACGCCTTTCCTCGCAAGGTTACGCTGCGAGGGAACGGCAACCGTTACTGGTTTGAATAAATAATAAAAAATAAGAAATATAACAAGGTTGGTCACTCTCGTGGGCTTCTGTTCGGCGGTAATGCGAATAACGGTGCGAATGCAGGTTTCGTCTACGCTAACTCGAATAACACCCCCTCGAATACGAGTACGAACATCGGGTCTCACCTATGCTTTCTGGCAAGTATATTTTTTTAACCAAAAATATAAAGAGTGGCGACCGTGCCCCTTGGCAAAAAATCTCGGACAAACTGAAATGTGTTGGTAGGGACGCCTGTTGTATGGGCTACCGAAGACTCAGAATAAGAAAGCAAAGAAAAACATGAAACGTTACGGCAACTTGTATCATAAGATAATATCACTGGAGAACCTGCGCCTTGCGGACGAGAAAGCGAGACGAGGAAAGACCAACACCTACGGAGTGAAGGTACACGACAAGAACCGTGAGAAGAACCTGTTGGCACTGCATGAAGCATTGCTGACAAAGACGTTCAAGACATCGGACTATGATGTGTTTACCATACACGAACCGAAGGAGAGAGTTATCTACCGTTTGCCGTACTACCCAGACCGTATCGTGCATCATGCTATAATGAACGTGTTAGAGCCTATATGGGTCAAAACGTTTACCTATAACACATATTCCTGCATCAAGGGACGTGGTATAGAGGGCTGTGCAAGGCGAGTGGAGAGGTTGATAAAGAAGTACGAGGGCAAGCCTCTCTATTGCTTGAAGATAGACATAAAGAAGTTCTATCCGTCAATAAAACATCATGTGCTGAAGCGCATCGTTAGGCAGAAGATTAAGGACAAAGATTTGCTTTGGCTGCTTGATGAGATAATTGACAGTACGGAGGGGCTACCTATTGGTAACTATCTGAGCCAATATCTCGCTAACTTGGTTATGTGCTACTTCATGCACGAGATAAACGAGAAACTGCATCTTGACAGTACGGAGTATGCCGATGATATTATCTTCCTATCTGATAGTAAAGAGACGCTTAGAGCAGCCTTTTCGCAGCATATTAAGCCATATATCGAGAACAGACTGGAATTGAAGGTAAAGGGCAACTATCAGATATTCCCTATGGCGGAGAACCGTTACGACAGGCACGGCAGGGCGTTGGACTACGTGGGGTATAAGTTCTACCGAAAACAAAAACTGATGCGTAAGTGCATCAAGGTCAACTTCTGCAAGGAGGTAGCCAAACTAAATAAATTTGTTCCTTCCATTAATATTATAGATTATAAACAAAGTATCGCACCTTGGCTCGGTTGGGCTAAGCACAGTGACAGCAAACATTTAATTAATAAAATTATTCCATTAAATTACAGAAAAGCAATATGAAAGCGTATTACGACAACATTCCCTCAGTATTCGAGGCAGTAGGCAACGGCAGTTATCTCTATCGTTGGAATATCACGGAAGAGAAGGTAGAGAACGAAAATGAGAGCAGGACCTCTTACGTGTGTGAGGAGGTTACGTTATGGACGCCAATTACTGCGAACAGCGTATTGGAAGCAGTGATAACGGAGTCTTTCCCTTCTAACTATGAGCAGAAGCTGATTAATGACTACAACGCCATCGCTCTTGGCGTTATCAAGGACAAGGACGGTGGTGTGAAAGCTCGCTACAAGGAGTTCCTTGAAACACGTGCTGCATTAAAGGAACGTGTAGACAGTGACTGGCATGACTTCGGTGACGTGATTAGTAGATAACGATAAAAACAAAAGAGCATGAAGATACAAGGAATACAACTTGTGAAGCGTGCGCCAAAGGACGGTGTTAGCGTGGCTCGCATAGATAACTACTATCTGTGCGAGGCTACGGGCACTGTTCCTGCCGCTGACGATTCACGGTGGACATTGTGCAACGAGGGTGAGAAGATACCTGTGCCTACGGCAGCAGCTCCTTACCTGTGGCACAAGTCAGTAACGGTGATGAGTGACGGCACTACACTTCCGCCTGTTATAGAGTTTTGCGGCTCATTGGGCAAGAATGGCTTTGATTACGACCTTGTGCCTTCCGCTTCTACCATAGTGAAGAAGGAGGACGGCACGCTATCTCCGTCACGTGTTTCATGCTCTCTTATCAGGCGTGAGGCAGACGGAACGGCAACTGGTCTAACGTCAGTGCCAAGTGGATATTTTGTCAAGTATCTTAGGAATAGTGCTGGTCTAACAGATTATGTGTTAGGCACTCCTATTTCCGTTGATACTTCATCGTCTATCACATTCGTGTTATATTATGGGTCAACAGTAATTGAGCGTCACGATATACGGGTAATTAGCGAAGGTGCGCAAGGTGTCACTGGCAGGGGCATACAGAGCCAAGACTACCGCTTCCGTGCGCTTGCTGCAAATAATACTCCTGTTGCTCCTACGAGTGATACGGAGTGGAACCTGTGGTATGCGCTCGCTAACGCAGGCTATTCAGCCGAGAAGCCTTACCTCTTCCGTTGTATCAAAACGGTATATGTGGACGGTGTAGGCGTTACTACTACTGAATACACTGTAGATGGTCCTACTGTGTGGGGCAATGATGCGGTGACGTATGAGATACAGCCAGAGAACGGCTCAATGATTGACGGCAAATCGTACTCGTTGTATTTCTATATATATAAGATAGTAGGAAGCCAACGAACGCTGTTATCTCTCACAGACATCAAGGCGAACGATATGCAGTGCATTGAGACTGGTGGTACTATGCTGTACAGCTCGCAGTTAAAGAAATTCGTGTTCGCTGTTACGAAAGCCGTGTTTGGGCAGGAATATACGTTTGGTCTGAAGTCTTCAAGCGGTGAGCTGCTGTGCTCCTATACGTGGACGGTGCAGAAACAAGGGGACAAAGGCGATGATGGCAAGAGTACACTGTACATTGACTGTGTGCCCGACTCGTTTATGTACCCAGCGGACGCTGACGGTCAATGTATACAGGAAACAACGAATATCGCTACCTTACGCCTGATGTATGGCACTACGCAGGTCACGGACTATTCTGTGGAGGTGCGTACTACAGATGATAGGAACTGGTACACGGAGGACACGTATGCCCAGCAAGGAGGTGATGTGTATGTTGCCAACATTACGAGGGACGGCAACGATACTGTTATCTCTATCAATGTTGGCGAAGCATCGTATGCTGACGAAAACGCATGGGTGCAAGTGCGCATGACCACGAAGATAGACGGCAAGGAGGTTAGCGCAGTGAAGCAGATTAACTGTTATGCCAACAAGGAAGGTCAGCGAGGAGAGCAAGGAATGAACTACGTTACGAGAGAATGGAGCAAATGTAATGTAGGAGATATATTCTATTCTGACGAGTTGAAAGACGGTCTAAGACGCACGGATATTGTCATAATGGAGGACGGCAGCGTGTACAGATGTACGGAATCGTTCACTCTTAGCGACAAGAGCACTCAGGCACCTAACGTTGACAAGACCCACTGGCAAGCGTTTACGACTTACGAAAATGTCGCCACAGGGCTGCTCCTTGCAAAGGAAGCATACATCAAGAATCTGTTACTCAATTATGCTATGGCAAAGAATGAGAACGGGGAAAAGACTATAGAAATAGACGGCAAGACTGGCAAGGTAACGATGAGAGATGTAGAGATTGCTCCATCAACGAAGTATGCTTCACAATATACCTTTGCTGACCTCGTGAATAAGATTTTCTTTGCTTCTGCTGTTGAAAACGAAAGCAACGACCTTGCAGAGAGTATGCTGCATATTGTGAATCCGTTTAAGGATAGCGATTTCGTTTCTCATATATCTCTTAATACTTCTGGCGTGCAATGGGAGGAACAGAAGATAGATGATGTTATCACAACAGGTAAGCATTACAGGACGGTATATATGGGATATAAGGGTATTAGGATGATTCAGCCAGATTACGCCAATCCAGAAAATAACATTGTACAGTTCTCTGTTAATCCTTTCAAAGACGAGATGATTTTAGGAGGCTTCCGCTACGCCCCAGCCTCAGACGGCACGCTAAAGAAGATTGCTGGACAGACCAAATTGATAACCGAGAAAGACCTACCTGCGTTGTATGGTGAGACATAATTATATATAATGTATAGCAAGCACCACTCTCATGATGCTTGCTATTGTTTTTAGTACATCATTACAGATTAACGATACTTATTGTAAGAATTTTGCATTTTTGCCTAAAATATTTTGATTTTTGCTTGCATATTTCAAATAAAATTAGTACCTTTGCATTAGAAAAATAAAACAAACAACAACTTCTAACAATTCAGCCCTACGCAGCACGGTTAAGCGAAATAATATGAAACTACAAGAAATCGCAACACTCGTTAACGGTAACCTTACTAAGACATTCGACTACGAAGTATCTAACAATAAGTCATTCTACACCGTAGAGGTAGAAGACGCTCCGTCAGCAGAGATGATGAAGGTCATATACGACAACGGTATGCGTGTGTCTTACGATATGTATGCAAGCGCAGAGAGAGGTCGCTATATGATGTATGTAATCAATTACAGAAGAATAAGCGACTACGAGTGGGTTGATTAATTATAGTGCTGTGCTATCGGCATGACGGGCAATATATATGGCGAAAAGAGAAATACCATTATTTATCATAGATACAGCCAGAGCACACAAGAAAGGAGATTGTGACTTTCTTGTGTGTACTGATATGGAAAGCGGTTTTATCGCAAAAGTAGACTACATAGATGGCGAGTGTGAAGAGGTCGGTGATGATTATCGTATAGGAAGCCCCAACGGTAGTCTAAGCGTTAGAATGCAGGTGCAGCGCATGACAGGCACGAATCCACAGGCAAGCACAGTCAGGACATTGCTAAAGAAGGGTATGGAATACGTCAAATTGGCTACCTCTGTTCCTTGTAACGTTGAGCGACCGAGTAGAGAGGAGTGCGCTAATTTCCTTGACTTACTGATAAGAAGCAACCGCAAGAACCTCGACGAGGCTGGAGCAGACTACAACGAGCGCAAGACTGTAGAGGCAAGTCTTGCGATTTTACAAGCGATAAAAGAATATATACGAGGATAGCATGGAGAACGAAAACAAACGAGGTGGCGCACGCCCAGGTGCAGGGCGAAAGCCTATAGAGCATAAGCGTATCACAGTCACGATAAGACTATCAGAGGAGGCGTATAAGGTATTGTGCGCCTCTGACAACAGAAGTAAATATGTAGAGAAATTGTTGCTGCAAGACGCAGCGACGTAATTGTTAGAAGTTGCCCGAACCGTCTGCGAAGATAGTTCGGGTTTTTCTTTGCTATCTGCGGAATATTTTGTAACTTTGTATCTATCTCTATTAGATATTAGTAGGTATTTTTTATGTTTGATTTTATTCTAATTTTCAAGATTTGTTACCACCCCCTGCCGTCTGTGATAGATAGCAGGGGTATTTTTTGCTTACGATTATCTTATTATTTAAGGCTTATAGTTACAATTTGTAACATTTTGCACGATTTAATATTTCCCTACTTGCTGTGATTAAGAATTTTAATTACCTTTGCCCTACTCTGTTATTTTTACCTAATATTACAAAACGATGGAAAAACTATCTGACGAGCAATTACGGAAATTGCTCACTGAAACCGACATTGCCGAGGTTATGCGTGCAATGATGTGCACAGGCAATCGCTACAGTAGGCGCATACAGCATTTCTTCCAATTATTCTGTAAGGTCGTTCCGCTGGCTATTATGGTGTATCATGCTTATGGCATATATGAGTTCAGTCAGCACCCAAGGGAGATGCTTGCGTACTATCCTGAGAACGAGCCTTGCTACCTATTCATTTACTTTATGATGTATATCCTGCCAATGGTAATTATACTCGCAAGCCGCTTCTTCGCTTTGTGCTGGCGTTGGCGTATTCCGTTTTTCTACTTTTTTGGTGTGAACGCTATACATATCTACTTCCGTTCCATATTCACGACAAACGACATGATAGAACCGCATTTCTGCCTTATGGTAATGATTGGCTTCATGTACCTCTACGGACTGGCTGAGATATTCATGAATAGTAGATTAGGAAGGAGGATATGGTCATGAAGGCGGCAAACTACCATACACTCGGCATCATGCTCCAGGCGATGGCGGAGGCGTGCTTTCGTGCTGAGGAACAGGAGAAGAAAGGAGAGACAGTCACGGCTTGCGGTATGAGTCGGGAGGACATCAACTCACTGTGCGAGGACTATCTACCGTTCATGATGAACCCGATAATGAGCACAGAGGAGGTTAAAGACAGGTTAGGCGTTAGCGATGCAACCTTGAACCGCATGGTACAGCGTGGGGACATTCCAGAAGGGCATAGCAAGAAACGAGGAACGACAAGGTACTGGAAGAAGTGGGATATTATACATTTCCTAAGGAAGAAGAAATAAAATGAAGAGGGCGGCAACATCACTGTTGCCGCCCTCAGTTTTGTCTAAAAAATAAAGATTATGAATTATTTTATGCAAAGGTAAAGAAAATTCTCTGAATATCAAAAGTTTAACACTAAATATTTGCGTAATACAAATATTTGTACTACCTTTGCAGTGTTATAATAAAAAAGGAATCATTATGAGAAAAACAGCAATTCAGTTAACGGAATTAGAGAGAGACCTGATTGAAACAGGCAGAAATTTCAAGAAGAGTTATCCAAATGGAAATCCAGAAATAATGTATTATCTGGAGAAACTTATTGAAGAATGGCTCTACGGTAACTGATTTATTCACCTTTCCCTCTCTCTGTAAAAGGAGAGGGGGAAGTAAAAAAATACGACTATGGCAACTATGGTATTAAAAGAACAGCAGCAGAACACTGTTAAAGGACAGTTGTATGATTTGTTAATTTCAATATCTTGGGGTGATTTATCTCGCAGATATTTTGGTAAATCGGGCTCTTGGCTTTATCACAAGCTGGACGGCATTGACGGTAACAAAAAGCCGACAACGTTCAGCGACGCAGAGAGGGAGCAGTTAAAAGGTGCGCTGTGTGACCTTGCTAAACGAATACGTACAGCAGCAGATACATTGTAAGAGATATTTTAGCCACGGTATGATTCGCCGTTAATATAACACACTAAGCCGTTGACTGGCTATCAACGCAAGGGCAGCACTCGCAAGGGTGTTGCCTTTTTTGTTGCCGTGATATAACCTCCTATCATCTTATCTTTCATGTTTTCAGTAACTTATAAAAACCGTGAGCGATTTATAACCTTTTTGTCGCTTTCTCAGTACCTTTGCAGCAATTCCAATAATGGGAGAAATTACAATAAGAATTATTATGGAAAGCAAAACTTATGTATTCGGAAACGATAGCAACACTGGGCAGAACAGTATGCTTGGTATGCTTGCTCCGCTTCTTCAGAAGAACGGTCTTGACCCTAACCTGCTCCTTGCCATGAACAAGAACAACGGTGGTTTCGGAGGTGAAGGCGGTTGGTTTATGTGGGTGATATTCCTCTTCTTCCTCATGGGCTGGGGTGGTAACGGCTGGGGTGGCTTCGGCAATAACGGTCGTGGAATAGGTGGCGTCGCTAACGAGATTAACAATGACTACGGTCGTTCACTGCTTATGGACGCCATAGGAGGCAATCGTAACGCACTCAGCAACCTCGCTACTCAATTGAATTGCACCGAAGGGCAGATTCAACAGGCTATCTCCGCACTCACAACGCAAGTACAGAGCGTAGGCAATCAGGTAGGCATGAGCGGAATGCAGACAATTAACGCCATTCAGAGCGGAAACATGCAGATTGCTTCACAGTTGGCAGACTGTTGCTGCAAGGTGAACAACAACATCACCGCCATGGACGGTAACGTAAAACTCGCCATGTGCCAGCAGACAGGTACGCTCCAGAACGCCATCAACAATGTGGCAACAGGACAGGAACGTGGCTTTTCAAGCATTGCCTATGAGACACAACGACAGACGTGTGACTTACAGAACTCCATTAAGGATAGCACACAGACAATAGTTGATGGTCAGCGCCAGGCAGAGATGCGAGAACTACAGAATAAGATAGATTCTCTCCGTGAAGAGAACTCTACTTTTAAGTCCTCCGCCATGACATCGCAGATTGTCGGACAGGCTATTGCTCCTATTAATTCTGTTCTCGCAGGTCTACAGCAAGAGGTGGCAGGAATTAAATGCAAATTGCCAGATACAGCGACAGTGCAGTATCAACCTTTCACGGCTATTCCTAACTGTGTGGCATGGCAGGCAGGCTTGTATAACGCAGCAGCGGCTAATGGTAGTTTCTGGGGTTAAGAAAGGAGGTCGGTATGTTATGGTTAAGACCTTTCACATGGGTTAATCGTAATGGGTCGGCAGCGATAGCATCACAAGGCGTAACAGTGAACACAGAGAACGTAGTTTTCTCGTTCCGTAACCACGCCTTTGTGAGTGCCAATTATCGAGGTACTATCTTCGTTAAGTTGGCACAGGCTATCCCTACGGGGACAACAGGCACGCTACCAATCCTTTTCGAGACCAACGGAGTAACACAGGCAGTAACCAAATTCAATGGTGCGGCTCTGACTGTTGCCGATGTAGCAGGAACAGGAGTATTCCAGTTCTGGTTTGAGAGAGATACTAACACCCTTCAATTAATGACGGGTATTGTCTAATGAGAAAACAGGAAAAGTAATGTTCAGCGGACTAAGAACAAACAGCGTATTCTATGTGCTTGAAAAGAAAAATGCACAAGAGAAAGGAGAGAAATTGTTACTGAAGGTAGGACAAGTGATTGCTGTAAGCAACCCACAACCTAAGTTTCAGAACAATTACCAATATCCGCCACAGGGAATGGAGACAACCGTGGACGTGACGGTTAAATTCTCTGATGAGCAAATGGAGTTCAAGCAACTACCGTCAAACGCACAGATAGCGAACTGGAACAACCTTGTTGTGTCTGAGAGTAAGGACGCCATTGATGCGGAGGTAGACGCAATGTATCGTAATTCAAAAGAAATAGCAGATAGTGTCCCTTATCACAAGCAAGTGATGGAAGATTGCACGAAGATACGTTCCTTGCTTAATCCTCAACTTGTGAAGGATAAAGAACAGGCGGAGAAAATATCCAAACTTGAATGTAAAGTATCAGGCATGGAAGATACGTTATCTGACATAAAAGGTATGCTGAGCAAGGCTTTGAATGTCGCAAAAACAAAATGATTATGGGTTACATGATTGAGATAACAGAAAACAAGTTCGATGAACTTGCTGAGAATGCGGAGAAGATGCTTCGCTATGGTGGAAAACTGATGTCGTGCATCGATGGTATGCGTAACGGAAGAATGGGTGAACGTTCCCCTATGCGTGACTACCGTGACTGGCAGGAGCGTGAGAAGTGGGACGATGATGACTACCGCCAAGGTGAGAGACACGGAGGTGGTAGCCGTAGGTATTACTAAACAAAAGGCGGTGGCAGTGGAGTCACCGCCATAACTTTGACTACTATGGGAAAATGCAGAATACCATTAGACACCTACGATTTGAAGCCTGAAGGAATGATAGCCTATCTAAGATATAACGGCTGGCATTTCAACAAAAAGGCTTGTGAGTGGGCTGTCGGGCAGATGAAGAAATACAACTCTGTCACTAAGAAAGATGAAGAGATTGAGTATTGGGACAAGGAAAAGGTAGAAGAGATACTCAACAAGCAAGGTGTAACGCTCGAAAATAATATTGGGTATGACCATGTCTATGTGGCGAATATGATAAGAGCGGACTTCTATAAGTCCTCCATAGAGGATGAGGAACACATGGCTTTATTTATCAAGGATATGGTTGACGACTCCGACCAAAAGGATGGCTTCATCTTTAATCGGTTCTATGCTGATTGTAATCACAATGGTATAGGTATTCCGTGGGATGAGATACTATGAAAATCGCAAAACGAAAAATAGAAGAATATGATTGGTATCTTACTGTAATAAGCAGAGTTTTTCCAAGTGATTTCTCTCTAATCAACGATTTGTTAATGCAGATAGGCTGCACAGATGCACGTCTTATTGAAGTTTATAATCATATCAATAGCGGGCAAGACAGAGGACTGACTTACTCCAATGTTAAAAAGAGAGAAACGCTTGTCATTCTAAGCCCCAGCAGTAGTATTGGTGAATTTGCGAACACAACAACGCATGAAATGTTTCATGTGGTGTCTCATATATGTGAAGCACATGGGATTGAAATGAACGGTGAACGACCATGCTATTTGATGGGGAATTTGTGTCAGTGGCTTACAGAAATAAATTGTAGTTGAAGAAAGTCTTCAACTACAGTTTTCTTATGCGACAACAATATTTGCATATTTAGTCATATAATCCCATATATTTCTTTTGCCGTCAAAAAACATTATGTATGCAAGATTGATTATTGTCTCATCTCTGTATTTCTGACAGAAATAAGAATACGCCACATTCAATGCTACATATCTGTCATGTAAAGTCGTCATTGTAGGGAAAACCATTCCTGATGTTAATGTTGCGATTTCGTCCACACTCCAATGACCGCCATGACGCAGACACCCAGTTCTGTCATTATATTTCAGCCTTTCTACATCCTTTATCGCATACTCCTCATTATAATGGTGCCCGGAAATACTCTCATAAGCATCACGTACGAAGCCGTCATACACATCAGGTAGCCTGTTTTGTACAGATAATAAAAATTTCGACAACTGAGTTGCCAAAACGTTTGCCATTTCAACATTGGTACTCTTTTCTGCCGCTAACTGTATAATATCGTTAAATTCCATATTACTTAATTTTTTTGCAAAGTTAGCGAGAAGAGCGCAATTCTATTGTAAATCGCTCACGTATTTTTTAACATATTGATAATGATACAGTTAATGTGATAGGAGGTACTATCAGGCAATAGATGTACTAATATTAATAATGTGTATCACTTTAGTTTTAAAAAATCTAACACCTTTCTGTTTGCATTATCAACAACCTTTTCATCACGTTCTATATAAATTTCTGTCATTTCCGCTCCCATAGAATGCCCTAAAGCCTGTGATATACTGTCTTTCGGAATACCTATAGAATACGCTATCGTCGCCCAACTGTGGCGTGTGTAATATGTTGTAGTGCCAGGAACTATTCTTCCTACATATTCGTTTACCAGTCTTGCGACATTTCTGTAGTCGTTTTTTTCTGCTACAGCGAGGAGTTTTTCTTTCCCCTTATATTTTTCAATTATCTCTTGCGCCTCAGGTTCGATATGAATTGAATACATTTTCTTTGTCTTTGCCCTCCTGTACTCCAAACGCCCATCAACAACCTGTTTTAACGTAGCATTACACAGATCCTTAATGTTTATACCTATTAGGTAAAACATAAGCATAAAAATATCACGATATACGATATGGTCTTTATCACATTCTGCATCACGGATTTTTGCCAATGTCTCTGCAGAAAGATTCCTCTTTCTTGTGGCTTCCCTTTTTATAGAGAATTGTCTAAAAGGATAATTATTCGTCCAACCATTTTTTATAGCCCAATTAAAAACGGAACGAATATCACGGAGGTGTATTGCTACAGAATTTACAGAAAGTGATTTACGCCAGTATTCCTCAAAGCTTTCAAGCCACAGATAGTTTATTGCTAACGTTGCGCTGCTGTCATATTCTTTTACTTTCTTGACTGTTTGGGCGTATTTTTCTTTGGTTGAACGCTCATCCTTCTTATTCATAAAGTCTTCGATATACTCGTAGAGTCGTTTTGTCTTAGAATCTTTATCAAAAACCTCACGCCTAATCTTGGCGCGCAATTCGTCAAACGGCATAGTGCAATTCTCTATCATTATAGCCTCTGCCTGCTCAATCAT